ATCTGTGAGGGATAGATCCCCTTAGGTCATTACAGAGTATTTTAAGAAAACAGTCTTTGCTAGAACAAACACATTCTTAACCGGCCAGGACATGCCTCTGACCACACCCCCGCTCATACCTGACCACAGCCTTAACCTTAAGCCTTAGTGAGGGCCAATGCAAACTATCCGTTATGTTGGTAAATCGGATGTTAGGCGAATTACATCGGCCCAGTGGCTCAGTGTGGGCATAACGTCGCCGGACACGGAATGGAACAAGGCTAATAGTTACACGGCATCTATTGATGATCTGGCGGCGGCTTTTTGTTTGGCCCAGGGTGACTTTGTAGCTGGTACGAGCACCACTAAGTTCGGCAAGATCTTTGATCGTAAGTTTGTCGATGTGCCTCTCGGCTTTGGAGATGTTAATTGGGACACTAAGAAACTGTTGGCCGGTTCTCAGCGAGTTTTTATTGACTGGTGGTCTCACAGCATTGGATCTAGGGGATCTGGTATCACGCCGGACACCCCGGCCAACAGGTATACGTTGTCTATGCCTGGGTTGGTTAAGTCGGCTGTACAGGCTCTATATGGGGACGGGGGCTCTGGCTATTTGAGCCATGAGTATGCGACGGCGACGGGCACATGGACCGCTGAGCCGCCTACGCTGTTTGGTGGGGGCGTAAGGGCTACGGCGGCTGCGACGCTTAGCTTTGCTCAGTGTGTGGGCACCACGCATAAGATATTCCATCTTAATGCGGGTATCACGGGGTCCTTCCGGTATAGGGTTGATGGGGGTAGCTATACGACGGTCACGCCACCTACGGGCTTTAGCTTGGATCCGGGCGGGGTCACTATAACGACGTCTGATGGTACTCACACTATTGATGTCGAGTGGGTTAGCGGTCAGGTGGTTATTTGTGGTATCCAGAGCTATAGGGCTAGTGGTATAGTGCTTAATCGGCTGGGTCGGTCGGGACAGGCTGCTAGTAACTATGCTATAAACGCTATACTCCGTAATAGGATAATGGGCACTACTAATGGTAACACGGCCCTTACGTGCGTGAGCCCTGGCTGGTTTACTAAAGACATGGAGGGCTTATACGTTGTTGGTAATGGCATACCGTTGGGCGCTACTATAAGCAGCGTCACAACGGCTACGGCGGCGGTGCTGTCTAGCAATGCTACGGCTACTGGTAACCAGACGGTGGATATTTGCTCTACTGATCCTCGGGGGGCTAATGGAGCAGCTAACATAATTGAGCCTTTCTTGGCTGAAGGCTTGACGCGGGCGGATCTGGTTATTATCCAGCTATGTGCTAATGATCCATCTAACTTGCTGTGGAACGTGGATACGGTAAGGGGCGGTATAGCTAAACTACTTAATCCGTACATGAGTGGCAACGCTGTGGGTTATAGCCCAGACGTTATAATCGTGGCGGATCACATTGGTAACTGGTTTGACACGGCTCGGCGGTATAATGACTATGTCTCGGCGCTGGGGGCTTTAGCTAAGGCACATAACGCGGCCTTTATTGATCTTTGGGGCTTAGGCAAGCGGTCGTTTAAGTATTGGAACGATCTTGGCTACTTTGCGGACAATATCCACCTGTCTAATGCGGGCTGTGTGGTGGCAGCGCAGCCGATAATAGACATTTTGACACAGTAACATTCAGATATCCGTCATACATCCAGAGAAGAGGCTTAGGTGACTACCACACTTAATTATGCTACTGTTCATCTGTTGCTGCTGCGTGATCCTGCCCCGTGCCCGTTAGGTGTGGGCACATATGGTGCGGACCAGCAAGACTATGATAACATACGTAATAATACTGAGGCTATTCTGCTGTTGCAGCGCCAGCCCGACACCCCCGGCGAAGTCTCTAGCGAAACTGAGACCGAAACCGTTGAGGAAGGCTTTCCGGGCCTCACGGAAGACACTAGCCCCGTGGGTGAGACGCAGGCCGAAGCTCAGCAGGATACCAGCCTCACAGATGCCGGCGAAGAGGTTTTTGGGGTCGAGCCTGAAGCAGATGTTGAGGCGCAGCCAGAAGCGTTAGAAGCCGAGGCGGATGATGAGCCCTCTGCCGAAGAGGAGCCTGAGCTTGAGGTTAAGGATGACTTCGTCATTGAGGCTATAGCGGCTTCTGAGGACCGGCTTAATGAGCTGGTTGACTGGGTCAATGATCAGCTTGGATCGCTGATGTTTGACCGGGAGACACTTGAGGCTTATATCTCTTGGCGGCAGCCAGAAGAAATTGAGGGTGATAAGTGGGTGACTAGCACGCTTCCATGATCCCCTAGCCTACCTGAGGCTACTAACAGAGAGATTCTGTCATGCCAGCCAGAGCTCGTGTATTAGATTTTAGTGATGTGGATGACCCTGGTAGCGTTGGCGGTAAGCATACGCCTAAGCACCAGGTCATTATGGGTAAATCTAGATCTGAGCGTAAGCAGATACGTGGCCGAATCCGGCGTCGAGGCAAGGTCACTAAGGCTGAGTTTGAGATGCTGTATAAGCCGTTGGAGGAGTGGGATCCGGAGGAGCTAGCTAGGGGACGACCTCGTAATAAGGCTGGCGATTTCCGGGGTGCAGCTCCGTCGTGGATAACGCGAGAGATGCATGAGGCTATCCTCACACGGTTTAAGGAGGTAGTTCGTAGTGAGATGCGGGCTCACACCATACCAGCTCTTAAGCTTATAGAGACAGTACTTACGGACGATACGGTAGACCTTAAGGGTCGGCCAATGACGCCGATGTCAACTAGGGTGGACGCCGCTAAGTTCCTGATAGAACATATGGTGGGCAAGCCTAAGGTTCATCAGGAGGTTGACATCAGCGTTAAGCTTCAGGCTCTGTTAGCTACGGCCGTTGCGTCGCCTGTAGATATGGGTGGTCGAGAGCTTATGGCAGCGCCGGTTATGCCTACGGTTAATGCGTTTGCGGAGGCTTTTGGTACTGGTGATGCCATAAGCAATGATTACATAGACGTGGAGCCTGAGGATGAAGACTATGAGTGAACATAATCGTGATGCTGTATGTAAGATGTGTAGTAATACTTATGGATGGCACAAAGATAATAATCCCCGTCATCCATTTGTACCGTTAGAGAGCAATGAGACGATGCCTCTAACTAAGAAAGATCGGCAGAAGCAGCAGAAGACTGTGCTTCAGACCAGAGAATGGCCTGCTGATCCTATACTAAGGATAGCTCTTATAGATAAGGGCTTACTTAGTATGGCAGATATTATAGCCGCTGAACAAAAACTGCGGGAGGCAGCTGACAATGGCGGTGTTATTAGGCTTCATGGGAGCCAACAGCAAGGAGATTCTGAGGACAATGTCGAATTGGGGGCAGGAGACAGCCCCTAACGAGGCTTGCGGCCTTTGGATACCGGCTACTAATATACAGGGCACACATGATCTGTGGTTAGTTGATAACATAGCCGAAGATCCTCTTAAGAGCTATAAGATGGATATGGTTGATGTTAGCCAGCTAATGGAGCGACATAACATAACCGGCCCTGGGGAATTCTATGAGCAAGTAATAGTGTGGCACACTCACCCCTCGGGCATGGTTGGGCCTAGTAAAGGTGACATAGACGCTAGTATGTTTAATGTCAAGTACATGGTCATGACCATCCCTTCACAGGAGGTAGTTAAGTATGAGCGAGTTCGGTGGTGAATCTGGGCCTCACGGTATAGATATTCGTAAGTCAGATAAGAACCTTAGTGCTGCTGATAAGTTGAGGTTGGGCTATGCGGTAGGCACTAATGACCCCACACTGCCATTAGATCCAGCTAAGCATGCTTGGCGGGGTACTGATGCTAAGCGGTATGAGAAGATAAACAATGAACTCGGTAACGATACCTAAAGTATTACGGAAAGATCAGTACTTTGCGGGTACTGGGTACTTTCCGTTTGAGGCTCAGCAAGAAGTTCACTACGATGGTACTCGTAACCGGGCTCTTAGTAATGGTAGACGATGGGGCAAGACATTAGTTGGTGGTAAAGATGCTGAGGTAACGTGCTGGGTCAAAAACAAACTTGACCAGCCTCAGCGAGGGTGGATAGTAGGACCAAACTACGCTGACTGTGAGAAAGAGTTCAGGGTAGTTTATGATAGTCTTAAGAAACTGGATGTAGATACTGTATCTTCTAAGTTCCTTAAGAACACTGAGAACGGTAATATGCACATTGTTACTAACTGGGGTTGGGATCTTGAGTGTAAGTCTGCTCAGCATCCTGATAGCTTGGTTGGTGAGGGCTTAGACTTTGTTCTGTTAGTTGAGGCAGGCCGACTTCGTAGATCTACTTTTACGGAGTATATTAGACCGGCTCTGTCAGATAAACGAGGCTGGTCTTTAATGACCGGTGTTCCAGAGATAGCCACAGATATTAGTTTGTTATACTGGGGTTATAAACGAGGGCAAGAGTCAGGCCGCAAGACGTGGATGAGCTGGCAGATGCCGTCGTGGACCAATACTGTTGTGTTTCCGGGAGGGAGACAAGATCCTGAGATTCTCGAAGCCGAGGAGGATCTCACTGAGGATGAGTTTAATAGACAGTATGGAGGCAAGTTTGTTGAGCGAGTCGGCCGTGTTATGCAAGAGTGGGACTCTGAGATACACGTCCGTAAGCTTAGATATAATCCTGACTGGCCGTTGTATGCTTGCTGCGACTACGGCTGGACAAACTGGTATGTGTGGCTGTGGGTACAGGTAGATAACTTTGGTAACGTCTATATCTTAGATGAGATATATAGGAAGCAGACTGACTCGGAAGACATGGCGGACAAGTGGATAAAGCCTCATCCGCTGTTTCCTGCGTTAGCGGCTTTCTATCCAGACCCTGCTGAGCCTGACGACACTAACATCCTGGTTAAGCACTTAGGGGTTTCGGCCAGAACTAACACTGGGGGAGAACTTAAGACTCGTCTTAACCTTATTCGTAGTGCACTTAAGCTTAAGCCTCAGGATGCTCCTAAGGAACTACAGCGGCCTTCGCTGCTGGTTGATCCTAAGTGCACCACACTGATATGGGAGATGTCGGAGGGGTATAGATGGCCTGAACATAAGAGTGATGTACAGGGCCCGTCAGAATTACCTATGGATAAGGATAACCATGGGCCAGAGGCTTTGGGTCGGTTCTTTAAGGGTTACTTTACTGTCGTGGGAGATCAGACACGGCGCAGTCGGCAGCGTCGGGCAAAGTATAGGAGGTAATGGTGAGTGATCCCGGCGTTTTTACCCCGTATTCCTCTATAGCGCCATTGTTTGATGTTGCGGCGGACTTTACGTGGGTTCCCGATACAGATTCTGAACGTATCCAGGCTTATAATGCTTATGAGCAAATCTACTGGAACCATGACCAGGTGTTTAAGCTGGTTATGCGGGGTGAATTTGACAAGCCTGTATATGTTCCAGCTCCCCGTCAGATAGTAGATGAGACATCTCACTACCTGCTGAAGGGGCTTAACATTGCTGCGGTTTCTGACGGTTCTAAGTTAGCCGCTGCTCTTAAGGCTTTCTTGGCCCGTGAGCAATTCTACAGTCGCTTCCACACCGCTAAGCATTCGGGTGTGACCCGAGGCGACTGGATCATGCATATGACTGCTGATGAAACTAAGCCTGAGGGCAGTCGTATATCCCTAGTATCGGTAGATCCGTCATCCTACTTCCCGATCTATGATGATGACGACGTTGATACTCTGCTGGGTATTAGGCTGGTAGATCAGATACTTAGGCCTGATGGTAGTACTTTTATACGTATGCTACAGTATAGCTACGAATTTGAGGGCACACCTGGCGCCTTACAGCGGAGAGTTATTCGTGAAGAGGTTCATCTAGAAGTTGAGGGCTGGTTTAAGGGTAAGGCAGAACGCAAGGTTATTAAGCGAATACTTAAGCCTGAGCCTTTACCTGAGGGGATAACTCGTATACCGGTCTACCATTGGAAGAACTTAGGCTGGCAAGGTGATCCTTTTGGTTCTTCTGAGCTGAGAGGTGTGGAGCGGTTGTTAGGCGCTATTAACCAGTCAGTCTCAGACGAAGAACTTACGCTGGCTCTTGAGGGCTTAGGTGTATATGCTACTGATGCACCCGCACCTACAGACAGTGAAGGTAAAGAGCAACCTTGGGAAATTTACCCAGGTGTGG